GTTTTTTCTGCTACTATTTGTAAATGTTTTTGTCTTCCCACAAGTAATTCTTTCACAAATCGAACAGTATATTCTTCGCCGTCCGATGCTATACGATCATCTGTCATAATAACTGTATCTATTGGACACCATATCGTGAACGCCTTAGTAAATCGTAACCCTAATGATTCCGACAATACCGAAGATGTTTGTTGTAAGTGACCATCGAAAGACACAACATCAGCAAGCTCTGAGTAACTATTGTTTACCCATACCATCCGCTTAACTGTAAATGTATTTGTGAAAAATATAGAAATTGTCATATTAAATAAACATTTTTTTATAGCTGTCTAGTATGTCGATTGCTTGAACTTTGTCATCGTACTTGCCGTTATCTGCATAGCTTACCGAGTACTCGCCTATCTTTTCACTTTTTACAGGCCCTGAATTTTCCCCTCTGTTTGCATAGTACATAGCGGAAGCGAGAACGGTTGCCGCGAACATAATGTCTTCTGGCGGTTTTATTGCAAAGCCCCACTTTGCTGTTATCTTCTGATTCGCATGTCCTGAAACAAAAAGACGTGATCTAAGTAGTAGCTTTGTGATCGGCAAGTCATGCTCGGCTGCGTTTATTGGTAGCTTGTAATAACCTGAAACACCACCCGCTGATATAGTTGTAAAATTATCCCCCCATAAATCATTGCCCACTTCCACAAGCGTAATCTCTGTACAATCATCAATCAAAAGTTCTTGCTTTCCTGATCCATTAAATAATCTAGCTGTTGCTACACTATCAGAACGGAAAACTCTAGCTGTGTATTTTTCAATAAAGCGCTGTGATGCTTTAATGTACGGCTCAATATCTCCCGAAGTGATTATAGTATCTAGGTAGTTCTCTATTTGTTTTTGATTTGTATATTCTCGGTCTTTGAACATATTGTTATTTTTTTACAGTTGCGGAAAATGATCCTGTCCTTATCTCTCTCAATAATTCCCACTGTGATTTGTCAAGGTCTTGTCGGCTTGTAATTACCTCGCCAGTATTTAAGTTCTTGTAAACACCTTGTGAATCGGGGGATAGCTTTTTATCTTCAATCTTCACTTCGTTTTTTATTTCTTTTTCATTCATGATATTTTTAAATTAATTAGTAAATCTTATGACCATAATACAACCCCCAATTAAGGGACTGTATATAACCACATATGGTTATGATGCCGCTGTTGTCAATCTAGTCACTGCAGTTGGAATAATTGCAATGTAGCCTACTTGAGAAATCCATCGTACTGCCTCTCGGTCAGTAGTGATAAGATTCAAGTCTGCGTTAGCTGCAACGTTTCGCACTGTACCTGCATTGAAACGATCAGTAATAATTCCGCCACGAGTTCCACGAATAGTAGCTTTCTTTAAGTCTCCAAAAAGAACAAATGCTGTTGAAACTGCTGTTGCACCAATTGCTGGCATAGCTTCAACTTCTACAAATGGACGTCCCCACACTGTTGCAGGAGAACCCATAGATGCCTCCTGGTATATATAATGTCCATCTGATCCTTTTAGTTTTCGAAGCACTGAACGTATTGTTCGGTGTGCATAAAACTTTCCGTTTGCTAATGCACCTTGTGGTGTTGCATCGATCATACTTAATAGCAAGTCTGCTGTTAGGTCAGAAAATGCTGTTTTTGTAGATGCCATTGCAACGTTGTTGGTGTTAGCGTTCAGAAGAAGTCCTGTGAATCCACCGAATGTAGATGTACCGTCTCCTCTGAAAAACGCCTTGTCTTCTTGAAATGCAAATCCTTCAGCAACACGTGATCCGAGGAATGACACAAAGTCAATTTCTCCCTCTGATAGCAATTCACGAGTCAATGTAACGATAGCTGCTAATTTCTTCAACTCAAGAGTAGCTTTTCCAAGCACTGCTTCTGTTGATGCAATTGAACCTGCTTCGTCTACCCAGAAAGTAGAAACATCAGTCGCAAGGTTGTTTGCTGTGTAGCTCTTTTCACGGAATGCCACGGTTGTAAACTCTCGCGCTGCAACTCCATACTCAGTCGTTAGGTGTCGAATTTCTGCTGACAATAAATCATCAGTGATATATCCTGCGTAAGGTGTACCACTTGAATCAGTCGTCATTTCTTTAACAAGTAAAGCATCAAATGAATCCCCGATAAGGTATTTTAATGAATGACGTAACTTTGTGCTTAGAGCTTTTCGCTTTGCCATTTTGTCTTGGTCTGCATCGATAGCATAGACTCCTTGGCTCTTAGCAATTGCATCTTTTTGCGCATCGATATACTTTTGTACATCAGCGAGCACGTCAGATTTCAATCCTTTCTTTTCTCGAGAGAAAATAGCGCTGATTGATTTGTCGAGTTCTGCTAAATCTTCATCTCCGTCTTTTTCTGATAGAGAATCAACTGTTGCAACTTCATCAGCCAAAACTTCTTGCTCATCTACACTTAGTTCTTTCAACATTGTTTTCACTTCAGCTTTTTGTTCTGCTGTTGCAAAACCTGTCGCTATAAGTGCTTTCAATAGTTTTAATAGTTTTATCATATTTTTTAATTAATTTTCTTATATTCTAATAATCTTTTCACTGCCTTATTCACATTACTACTTGCTCGACCTTTGTTTGTAGATATCTCGTTCATAAGGTTGGTGGCTTGTTTAATGAGGTATTTCTTTCGTGCCTCTAGTATCAGATTGTTGGATTCTATATTCTTTAATGCTCTTATCATTTTGCTTTCTTCTGGTATTGTCGGATCTGTTGTTATTTTAATTACTATCGGTATTTCTTCACATTTGTCTTCATGTATTTGACCACAAGATGAACATTCTGTGATAGACTTTTCAACACTTGCCTCCGTTGCCTTTTCAAATAATGCTTCTGCATTAGCAGGTACAGAAACCGCACTGTCCTCGAGTAGTTCTGACTTTACTATTTTACCCTCGCCGTCAAAATCTTTAGGAATAAATCCGACTGAAGTTGCATTGAGAAATCCATTAAGTGCCATATTGAACGCCATCACTCCTTTTGGATTGTGCAAATTAAATTCAATTTCTCCTTGCAATTTTCCGTCTTTTACTTTTATTTTATTCACTTTTCCGATGATGTGTTCAATCGAGCTGTAATTGTGAGAATCTAAAAATACAGGATTTTTTTTGAATGATTTTAAGTCCCAGTTCTGCTCTACTATGTCGCCGTGCCGGTCTTCTGTTGCGGTTGACATAATTACATTAAACTTATTTTCATTATCTCCTGCTTGTTTAAATTCTGTATGTACACATGCTGATAAGCCTCTGTATTCAGTGCTTACTTTTTCCCAAAGTTCCTTATAGGTTTTCACGCCAAGGTCTGAGAATGATTTGTTTTGTAGTTGGTAAAATGTTTTCATTATTTTGTAATTAATTATTAAATGACACATCGGCAATTTATTGTTTCATCCGCTGGTCCACTTGGATCGCCTGGAAATTCTAACCCATTTGAAAAGTACCCGTTGAGTTCCACTTCTTGCCCGTCAATTGACTGATGTGAAGCCCGAACATTGCTATCTCCCACGCTTACCCATATTTTAGTAGGCAATCCCGCTTGTTTGTAAGCCTCAAGAGTACCATATTGTGTAACGCCGTGTACTTCTGTTTCTGCTATCATCCGCGCGCGAGCTTCCGTGATATTACTGTACGTGTCTTGTATACGTTGTATAAGTTCCTTTCGTGTTTCTCCTATTTCAAAAGACGTTGCAAATTCTTTTTTTAATTTTTCAAATGTCGTATTGTTTATTTGTTGTGAAAAAATATCAGTCTTATTATCAAGCCATGATTTCGCATTTGATGTCATTTGAAAACTAAAATCAGACCCGAGAAGTGTCCTAGCGTTTATTCCTGCCTCCTCAAGCAATGTTTCTAATAATGGTAAAAAAGCTTCTTTTGCTAGTGCAATTTCTATTTGCTGATTAAATACTTCTCCTATAAGGTCTTTTTTCTTGAATACATGCTTTTGCTCTGGACTTACTGATTCAACAATACGGTCCATTTGCCCCTTGAAATATAAGTCAACGGCTCGTTTCATTTTTAATGTTTGTCGGTCTAGTCGTTTAATTGCAAGCTTTTCATAAGCACGTCTATTGTCATAATCTTTCAACGGATTATTAAATGCTACTGCTTTTGTTTTTGCCTTGGTTGGTTCTGTAGGTACATTGGCTTCTGACCTCGATGTAAGATTAAAAGGAATAAGAATTTCATCTCCTCCTTTAAGTGGATCAAGACCTCGCATCTTTCGCGCTTCGTTGGTTGTCATGTAGTAGTTTTTTATTCCACTCTCGATTTCTTTTAGCTGTTGCTCTGTGTTCTCTGGTGTTGGGTCAACAAAAGAAAGATTCAAGTCAAACGGAAATAAGAAAGAATCAAGCTTTGTTGTGATGTCCTGTAGTAATGGTCTGATTGTTTCTTTTAGGAAAATACTAACCGCCGCGTCTGCATTATCAAATTTAATATCATCAAAAGAGCCAAGGATTGCTTTTGGTACACCTGTCATTATTAAAATATCTTCAAGCGTTACTTTTTTTGTTTCTATATATGAAAGCTCTGACGGAGATAGTCCGATGTTCTCATATTCGCCCTCACCTCCTAAGAATAAAGGTCGCCCTGAGCTTTGTGCTTCTGCATATTGACTGTCGTATTGGTCTTTTAATGTATCAAGTTGTGTTTGTGTAAGCTGTTTATTTTTGAATTTGAATATACCCTCTACACGTCCACCGTTCTGCAAAACTTTTGCATGATATTCATCAATTTGAATACCTGTTTCAATAGAGCGTACACCTGAAGCAAGTAGAGAAATACCCCGCAAAGGATTACGCGGATTAGGTCGGTTGTGATATATGATTTGACTTGCTTGATATGTTGTAGTTTCGTTTCCTGTGGCGTATTCCACTTTTGTAAGCTCTCCTGTTTCTTTATTAAAAAATGGTTTTACTTTATCTGATCTTAAAAGGTGAAGTGCATTTACTCGGTTATCCCCAGTTATAGAAATGTCGCCATCAATAAGAATATATACTTCTCCGAAGATGTCTTTGTACTTTTGGAATAGTGACCAAAACTCTCGTCCTGATTGAAACTTATTCGGCTTATATAAAATTTCAATAAGTTTATTGTTGAAAACTTCGTTCTCTCCTTTCATTAGTTTGAATTCAATCTCACTAACTTTTTCTGCTCTTTTCTCTATACATTTGTTTACATATAAGGATATTTCATAAGCATCGAGATAATTTGACTCATCCCATCTTGACTTATATGTACCTATATTAAATGGCAAAATACCATCAAGACTTTTGAGGGTTTTTTTACTAAATACATTTTGAATTGTTTTTTGGAAATTTTCAAACATGACCATTTGGCTATGCTTTTCGGTTGTTCCGTTTGAGCTGAATATATTATATCATACTATTCCTCTAGCACAATGCTTTTTATACTTTCTGTTATTTCTATTCTTGAAATCTTGCCTCTTTGAAATAGAATATCAATAGAAACTTTTCCGAAGTCTATCTTTGTAGCAAGGTCTTTTAATATGGCAAGTATTTGTTTTTCTTTTTTTGTTGTTTCCATATTATGAAAATCCGATGAATGATTCTTTGCTACTTGTATATACTCCGTATCTGCCCGCATCCATTAAGTGATTAAATTTATCTACAGGTTTGTTTGTTGGTTCTTTTTCTCTATTGAGCGCCCACTTATATTCTTGTTGTTCAACGGCTAGATTCTCGCTGTCCTCGGTATAATAGATGTCTTTAGATAGTAACAGGTCAATACCCACTTTTACACTCCCTGCGCCCTTTATAGCCTCGATAACGTTCCATCCGTCCATTGCTAGCTCTGCGATTGATTTTGGTTCTGCACCATCACAATATATAATATCATCTTTTGTTACTCCTTGCTCATCTAGTCGTTGCGATATGCTTGGTTTTTTTCCTGTTGGGTCGCGATTTACAAGACCTCTTTCATATAGTAGCTCTCTAAAATAAACACAATTATTATGTTCTTTAATACCAACAAGTGCTGTGGGGTCATTTGTAAATCCAAAGTCTAGTCCGTAATATTCGGGATATGGTAGTGCCTCATAGTCCGCGTTGCTTATTATTTTCCAATCTTTGAAAATACGCCCGCGCGATCCCTCGCTTACAAGTCCCTTGATCATGTTCCAGTAATGGTCTGGTTTGTTTTCCCTGTATGCCTCCCAGTTATCAATAGTACTTGGATTAAGATTTGATATATTATCGAGGTATGTTGTATGAATAAAGTCGGTATTGTGTTCGTATTTATTTTTTAAAACAGGTTTGTAAAATCCTGCATATTCACTCGGTATAAGATTGAACCATCGCTTTATAATCCAGTGCTGTTTACTTGGTGGATTTAATAAAAGTATAACTGTAATATCTGAATTGG